TTTCGAGCTGATAGCGAACAAATACGAGGATGATGGTTTTGCTTTCGTCCTACAGAAGTCCTGAAACGCTGGGCCATTTGCGTGGGCTGCACCGTGATTACATGGAGCAGCCGTTCGAGATTTCGCTTGAAACCCTGGCATTGTGTAATGCCGCCTGTACATTTTGTCCTTATCCCACGCTGGAGCGTAAGGGCGAGAAAATGCCCTCGGAGTTGATATACCGGCTGATTGACGAGATGGCCGGGTTTACACTGCCATTTACGTTCTCACCGTTCAAGGTGAATGAACCCCTGCTCGATAAGCGTATTTTCGATATCTGCGATGCTGTTGCTGCTAATACTCTCGCCAGTATCAGGATATTTACCAATGGTTCACCGCTGACTGCAAAGAACATCGACAGGCTGGCGGGGCTGGAAAGCATTGAACACGTCTGGATATCGCTTAATTCAGTGAACTGGGAGGAATACCAGGACCTGATGGGGCTCGAGTTCGACAAGGTTGCGAGGAACCTCGATCGACTGCACAACGCTGATTTCCCCCACCCGGTAGTGGTGTCTTCGGTCGGGGTGCCGAACGATGAATTTATTCGTTATTGCAAAGAGCGCTGGCCGCGGTTCAGGGCTGGATTAATCCCGAATGCCGGCTGGTTGGGGTACGTGGAGCCTGACTACCACGAAATACCGAATGAACCCTGTAGTCGCTGGTGGGAGTTATCGGTAATGTCGTCAGGAGTGGTGAGCCTGTGTTGTATGCATTCTGGCAATGATAACCAGTGGAATATAGGTGATTTAAACAACCAGTCCCTGCTGGAAGTGTACAATAGCCCGCATTGGCGCGAGCGTCGGGAAGAGTTGATATCCCGGCGTGAAATTGAACCTTGTTGGAGGTGTACATACTGATGGCGATTACTAACCTGACGATAATCGAGGATGCACTGCGGGAGATAAATGTACTCAACGAGGTACAGTCAGCGACTGCTGAACAGGGCACCCAGGGGCTTAGAAAGCTCAACCAGATGGCAGAGATGTGGAAAGAAGACTCACTCGACGTGGGCTGGTTTCGACAGTCCGATACCACCGCCGATGCACCTATCCCCGACTATGCCGAACAGCCCATGACCTATGGACTGGCGGTGATGATGGCGCCGAAATACGGTGCGAGCATTTCCCCGGAACTGGCGACGGTGATTGGTTATTCGATATCTACTTTGCGGCGCAAGCTAATCAAGGAAGCGCTCGATAACGTCGATATGACGCACCTGCCGGAAGGTACTGGGCACTGGGGCCACAGGTACAACATCCAGACGGATTTCTGATATGCCCCGTAAGGGCCCAAATCTTGTGGTGGAGGTGTTACCGGGACAGTTTACCCAGTTAAACCGCAATAGCATGAATGCGTTTGCTGCCCAACAGGTCAAGAAAGGGCTTGCAAAGGCAGGCACGGACTTTGCGAAAGGGCTGGCTACAGCACCCTTTACGGCCGCACCCGACATACTGGGACTGGCTACGCAGGCCGTGAATGCTGGATTACAGAGCAACTTTAATCGGCGGGACGCAGGCCAGGCGCCGCAATTACCGGTTATTAGTGGTGATCCTATTCGCGAGGCTGTGGGTCTTGATCCGAGTAGCAGGGCGGGATTGATAGGTGAATTTGCCGACCCGACCAGTACGGTGGCGAAAGGGTTTAAGCTGGGTGGAAAGGTGGTTAAGGGCCTGATGTCCTCGCCTGAAGGTATCGGACTGGCGCAGGCGCTATTCCACGGTACACCGCACAAGTTCAGTAAGTTCAGCAGCGAGGCGATAGGTACAGGTGAGGGCGCACAAGCCTTTGGACATGGGCTTTACTTTGCTGAGAGCCCGGGGGTGGCGCGGAGTTATCAATCGCAGCTTAGCTATTGGGGTAAACCGCAAGGCATATCAGGTGCTGACTTTGCTGTGATTCCTGACGATGTAAGGACGCTGATAAATGCCAAAGCAAACGGTGGGTATATTGGCTGGAATTTAATTGAATCGGAAGCGGCAAAGCATGGAGATGATGCAGCAGCGGCAATCACTAAACTGCGCAAGCATTCTGATGACATTACGCTTGACCCCGGCGGCCACCTCTACGAAGTAGAAGTCCCCGATGAAATCATCAACAAAATGCTTGATTGGGATGCACCATTGAGTGAGCAGCCTGAGAGTGTGCGGAGGGCACTAGATAAATTGGGTGTTGAGGAGCCATTTAAGCCGTTTCAAAGAGAGAATGGTTTGTGGGATGTGCGCGATATAGATGGTGGTAACATGCACATCCAGGGAATCTATAAAAGCAAAGCTGAGGCTGAAACAGCCCGCAAGGATTTTTTAAGAGGGTTTCATCGCACATCTGGGCCTGGAAATAGAGGGTATATATATCGGGCATTGTCTAAGCAATTTGGAGGCGATGCAGCAGCATCTCAGGTACTCAACGAAGCAGGCATCCCCGGTATACGCTTCCTTGACCAGCAGTCGAGGGGTGCGGGTCAGGGCACCCGCAATATCGTCGTATTCAATCCTGATGACATTACGCAGGTCAAGCGTGATGGTGTGGAGGTATTCAAGGCGCTATGAGATTACCCGTCACATCCTACGACCTGCGCTCACGGCCGGCGTCGAGTTCCGAGCTTGTAAACTGCTACATGAACACCTTGCCGCAGGACGCGCGGGCGCCGTACCTGATCCACCGCTGTCCCGGCACCAGGAATCTCTATAGTGGCGGCGAGGAATACCCGCACTGGCTGATTAAAAAGCACCCGTCGCTGGAACAGGTCGTGATTGTCAGCGGTAACCTGAACGAACCGCTGGGGGGCATATTTACGTCCTATGACGGTACGGCGACCAATGGTGCTGTCAGTACTGGCACGGCGAGCGTTTATGAAAACCAGGACCTGGACGCCAATGCGACTAACCTGGTGTACGTATCACAGCCTGACGCTTTCGAGATTAGTGTTGCTAGTGGGGTGATATCGCCGGCATTGATTACGGACACCGACTACACCAGCCGCGGTGGTGGTGATGTCGAATTTCTTGACAATTTCCTGCTGTTTCGTGAGCCCAATTCGGGGCGGTTTTTCGGCGCTGATTTAGGCTCCAGTTCGGCATTTAGTCCACTGAATTTCGCCACTGCAGAGGAAAACCCCGACAAAATGACGGGGATGAAATCAGATAGCGGGCAGATTTTACTGTTCGGTGAGAAGTCGTTCGAGGTCTGGGATGCAGCAGGCGGTTCCGGATTTCCGTTCCGGGCCATGATTAATGGTGCTGTTAACCAGGGCTGCACCAACGGCAGAACCATCGCGCTGGTCGAGGGCCGCACGTTCTGGGTGGCAGACGATAACACCGTCAGGATGTTGCTGGGCCTGGAGGCCGTGAAAGTATCGAACCAGGCGATTGAGCAGCAGATGACTGATGATACTGCCCTTAATTCAGCTCTTAGCCGTGGTTTTGGGTACGCTTTTGACGGTCAGAATTACTATGTTTTGCGTACCGCGAATAACTGCTGGGTATATCACCTCGAGACCGGGTTATGGCACAAGCGCAAGTCGCTGGGGTTTGATACCTGGCGCTATCGTGATGCCGAGACTGCCTTTGGCAAGACCTGGCTGGTGGATAACCTCGGCACAGTTGGTGCCAGTGATCAACGGGGGTTTTTCATTGCCCACATGGACGCTGATATCCACACCGAACTGCTCGAGGCACAGCCAATGCAGTGGACCTACCAGCCGGTATGGGGGGAAGGGCAGCGGGTTTTCCATAACCGACTCGAGATTGTCCTCGAGACCGGCGTGGGTACGGCGACTGTTACAAATCCATTGATTACGCTGGAATACTCCGATGACGGGGGAGATTCCTGGCTAACGTGTTCCAGCCGCGAGATTGGCAGTTACGGTGAGAAGTTTCAGCGCGTGGTCTGGTACAACCTCGGGGCGGCCTACCAGCGGATTTACCGGGCGAGTATTTCGGATGCCGTGCCGGTGACTGTTACAGACACGCTGTTGGCGGCGAAAGGGGGCAGTGTATGAGTCTCGTGCCCTTGCGCCAGGTGCCAGGGGACTATCGTGCGTGGGTGCGGTGGAATGACCGGCAATCGGCACAGGGTTTTATAATTTATCGCCTGGAGGCTACTACTTACACGGTCCAGGATGATGACGACGTGGTGATCGTCGATGACGATACCGCGGGTGGGGCAGTAACAGTTACCTTGCCACCGGCTGCGAATAACAAGGGCCGCTGGGTTTACATTAAGAAAATTGGCACCACGGGTAGCGTAACGACAGACGCGGATGGTTCGGAAACGATAGACGGCGTGACTACATTGGTGAATAGCACTCAGTACCAGTCGGATATATTGTTATCTGACGGTGTTGAGTGGTGGACATTATGAGATATGCGATCCGTGATGATTTACTGGAATTGCTGCGCATGGGCGGGGAGTTTGCCACATCGATTGGCAAGGACCTGGACCGGGAGCAATACACCCAGGCACTGGAAAACCTCATGGAAAGTGACGAGGGGTTCCTGATTATTACTGATGGCGGTATGGCGGCCGGGATACTGTTTCCATCGTTCGTGGACGGCAAGAGAACCGCGCAGGAGTTGTGGTGGTGGGTTGATCCGGAAGTTCGGGCCAATGGTATTGGTGGCAGCCTGTTATCCGCATTCGAGGCGTGGGCCATTGAGAACGATGCGCAACAGGTGTTATTGACTGCGAGTCATGCACTTACACCGCGAAAAATTGGTAAACTCTACAAGGCACGGGGCTATGTCCCACAAAAACACGTATACGTGAAGGAGTTCTGAAATGCCTATTGGAACAGGTGCGGCGATTCTTAGTAGTACCCTGCTGGGTGCTGGCTCCAGCTATTTCGGTGGCAAAAAAGCCAACGAGTTTACCGGCGCTAATATCGATGCCGCTAATCGCGCGGTGTACGAATCGCTAGACCCGGCCCACGATTACCGGAAACGTGGTGCTGGCGAGATGATTGGCGGGATCGAGACTGCCCGTGGTGGGTACTCTGAAAGTATTTCGCCGTATGCCTCGAAAGCACCAGGGCTGTGGGGCGAAATGCTCGATACTCGCAATATCGGCGCACCACAGCAATGGCAGAATATATCCGGCTCGCCTGACGAGGTGATGGCGAATTTCTACGCCTCGCCTGATTATAATTTCAGAATGAAAGAGGGACTGGACGCGGTGCAGAAATCGGCCGCTGCGGGTGGCGCAGGATTGTACTCTGGCAATACACTCAGGGGCGTTACCGACTACGCCTCGAACCTCGCGGCTGGTGAGTTTGGTGATTACATCAACCGGCAAATGGATATTGGTGGACTCGAGTACGGCAGGAACGTGGATAACTATGGCAGGACCGCGGGTGTTACCGGGGCCGCCATGGATGCTGACCGGGACTTGCGTAACATGAATTATGCCAGTGACCGGGATATCGGTGCCGTAGGTGCTGGTGTGTACGATGCCCGCGCCGAGGATATTCTTGGTGCCGGTCGGGCTTATGCCAGCAACCTCACCGGGCAGCCTTATGTGAACCCTTACGAGGGCATGAACAACGCTGTACAGGGCGGGATTCAGAATTACATGTGGGCCGATGCTGCCGGAATGATGGACCCCTCTGGTGGTGCTGGTACCAGGCCACAGTACGATTTCCAGGGACGGCCGATTTCCTACTCGCCACAACCCGGTCCACAGCCCTATGGGGGCAGAAAGCCATCACCAGGTATGACAATGCCGGGGAGGATGAGCTAATGGTACAGGTGTACGGCATTCCACGTGGCAGGGTTGCCAATATACCGGCCGCGATTGCCGGTGGTGAGCAACACAAGCTGGCGAAGGACGCTATTAGCGAGCAGCAAAAACAACAGAATACACAGTGGCTCGCAGGGGCTGCCAAGTACGGGCTGGAGAATTGGGGCCAGGAAGGGATTCTCGAGCAGTTGGTCACAGAGGGCCAGCGCAGGGGCATCCTGGGGCCGCAGCTGAACGCTGCAGACCTGATGCGTGGCGGCAAGGGTGAACTGATGAAAGTTTACCGGGGCGCTATGACGGCGCTGGGTGGGCCGTCTTCACAGGAACAACCTGAATTGCCTAACGAGGCAAAAGAATACGAATACTTCAAGTCTTTGTCGAAAAAAGAAAAGGACGAGTATCTGCTTCGCAAACGCTCGCAGCCGGGACTGAAGATTGTAAAAGTGCCACAGCCTGATGGGTCTGAGCGCACCATGTTGTGGGATTCGGCTAATGGTGTGGGCTACGATTTTGGTAGTGGTAAACCGATAACGCCGGGACCGCAGGGTTATACACCACCAGGTCAGACCGAAACAGTAACGGCACCACAACAATCACCACAAACATCAATCGGTGTGACTAGACCACCTGCTGTCGTGCAACAAGAAACAATAGATGTCCAGGCCGCAGAGGATGAAAGACTCCGGCTTGAAGAAACCAAACGGCAGCGGATAGAAACGGCAAGGTCCACTATTCCCGCAATGGCTAATCTTGGAGATGTTATTCAACAAGCAGAGAAAGCAGTTGACCATTGGATACCTGCGACCGGTAAACTGGGCGCTGCAGCATCCGGTATACCGGGCTATACCAGTCCGTACGAAAACCTCGAAGCGACTATTGAGACCATTGCGGCGAATGAAGCATTTAATCGCCTGCAAAAAATGCGCGATATGTCGAAAACCGGTGGTGCCTTAGGTCAGGTTTCCGAACGGGAACTAAAACTGCTTGCTGGTAATTTCAGGTCGTTGTCACAATCGCAGGACGAGGATCAATTTCGACAGAACCTAGACGCATTCAAGCGTCAGTATCAAAGTGCTATGCGAGCGTGGGAGAACTTCCTGGTTAATGAAGCACTAACACCAGCAGAATTTGATGAATACTGGGCAACGTTACCCAAGGGTATATATCTGACACCTGCCGGGTATAAAGTGAAGACGGAATAATGCCGCAAGACTGGAGAGATGCGCCAGATGCCGATGCGCCACCCGGTGGTGATTGGCGTGATGCTCCAACCATTGAAGAATGGGAACAAATGCAATTGGCAGAACAGCCACCTGCACGGACCCGTTCTGAAGAAACCTTCCGTCAGTTGGGTTTAACTGGTCGGTACATCCTGGAAACGCCGGCACTGACTTTTGCGGGTCTTGGTGACTTACTTGGCAAGGTGGCAAATGTTGGGCTTGCTGGTGCCGATATTGTTGCTGAGCAGTTCGGTAGTAATGTTGATTACCGGCACACCCCGGTAGCACCACGAATCCACGAGGGGTTTACCCGGATGGGGTTTCCGGAACCTGAAAACGCTACCGAGCGCTACGTAGAACGAGCTGCCAGGGGCGCTGTAGGTGTTGGTATGGGTATGGGTGTTGGCAGGGCCATGGCCGCAGGAGAAGGCACTCCGAGCGCCGTGGGCGGCATTTTGACGCAACAGCCAGGCATGCAGGTGATTGGCTCAACCACGGGCGCCGCTGGTGGACAAGCGATGGCAGAAGCAGGCGCTCCACCTTGGGCACAGACGGGGGCCGAACTGATTACTGGGGCTGCAGGTCCATTAGCTGTCGGTGCCGCAATACCCGGGTACAACCTCACGGCCGGTACCACTAATGCGATGACTCGCGCAGGCCAGCGTCGGATTGTTGGTGAGGTAATGCGAGAAGAGGCAACCAATCCCGCACTTGCTGCCCGTAATATCGAAACTGCACCAACAGGCATAACGCCGAAGACTACTGCAGAGGCGGCGCGCGATCCCGGCCTATTAGGACTTGAACGCATGGCGCGCGCCAGAGGCACAGCGTTTGCGTCACGAGACTCGGCACGGAACAGAACCCGCCAGGAAATTCTCGATGTCATGGGTGGCGAGGATGTCGCTATTACCAGGGCAACACGAAAGGCACAGGGCGATACCGCCAGAAGTGCGGTCGAGCGCGAGTTCATACAGAAGAAAATGATGGTGCCGGGATGGGCAATCGAACGGAAAATAGACGATATGCTGCGGGTTCCTGGTATGTCGCAAGAAGCTGTAGAACAGTCCCTGAACCACTTCAAGCAACGCATCAAAGACTTATCTAATGAAAACGGCCAGCTGGACGTAAGAGACCTCTATGCGATTCGTAAGGATGTCAATTATGCCATGCAGGGTCGGCTTTCTTCTGGCGATAAGCAGCCTTTCAAGCTCGCCAAGGGGCAGTTAAAACAGGTCAAGATTGAAATAGACAACATGATTGAGCGCATGGTACCGGGGTGGAAGAAATACCTCGATGACTATTCGAGAATGTCTACTGATATCGAACGCCGTGAGATTATTCAGCGTATCCAGCGTGAAAAAGTTTTAGCTACCAGTGTTGATCCACAGACTAACTTGGAGGTCTTATCACTTGCCGGTGTAAAAAGGGCTGTCCGGAAGGAAATCCAGGATCAGAACTTATCTGAAGAACAGCTTGGAGTACTGACAACAATTGTTGATGATATGGATTCTGGTGCCATGTTCCAGGCCAGTGGTATACGGCCGCCTGGGTCTGATACGGCACGTAATTTGACAATGTCACACATTCTCGGTCGCACTCTCGGTGGACGTGGGTCGCATCCAGTGGTGCAGACAATGTCGAGACCGTTACGTTGGATAACACAGGCGTCCGAAGACCAGGTTCAAGAGTTATTGACCGACGCATTGCTTGACCCAACCACGGCAAAATTGTTACTTGCAGAGGCGACCGTGAGAAACTCGCGCCGGCTTGATTTAGCGTTAAAGCTGAGAGCAAAGGCGCTTGGGTTTGATATTGGTGCGATTGTGGGTGCCAGCAGAACCATGGTGGAGGGTACAGACAATGAGTAAAGGCACGCCGTTTTTCTTGCTGGAACAGATAGCAATCGATGCCGGCGCTGCCCTGGGTGGCGCACAGCTGTATTTCTACCAGACCGGCACCACGACTGATCAGGACGTCTATACAGAGGCGGCGCTATCAAGCACCCATGCACAGCCCGTGGTTGCAGACAGTGGTGGTACGTTTGCCGATATCTGGCTAAATCCGGACGAGTCGGTGGATTACCGGGTACGGCTCGAGGACTCTGACAGTAACCTGATATTCCAGGTGGACAATGTACCCCGCTACCGGGAGAACTTCGAGTCGGGTTCTTTCACGGTGACGTGGGCGGGATTTAGTGCAGACCCTGGCAATACGTCCTGTTCCTGGTATCGCATTGGCAGTGTTATCAGCCTGACGATACCACTGGGCACCGGGACCTCGAACCTGACCACGTTCTCGTTTTCCGGGCTGCCAGCCGCACTGGTTCCCGACTCCGCCCAGTACCTGCATTTTCCGTATGCGCAGGACTCGGGAGCTCACCTTGCCGGTGGTGCGGTGGGGATAATCTCCGGCACGGTGATAAAGTTCGCACCGGCAGATGTGGCGTACTCGCTCGCTGGCTGGACCGCATCCGGCGCCAAGGGGATAGAAACTATCGGTAATGCCTTCTATCGACTGCGGGACTCGTAATGGCCGATACCCTGGGAACCCCTTTTTTCCTGCCCGTGCAGGCACAGTTGGCGATTGCCAGGGCCAAGCTGTATTTCTACGAAACCACGACTACCACGGGTGAGCCTGCTTACAAAGATGTACGGTGTAAAGCACCACATCCTAATCCTGTGCGGGCCGATATTCGTGGTAAGTTTCCACCGATTTATCTAAACCCGGACGCAGAGGATTCAGGTGCGAGCGGGGTGCCGATTAACTACACGGCACAGCTGGACTCGATTGATGACCAGGACGAGGCCAGTACTACTACCCTGTTCGATATTGATGATATCCCGTCGCAGCGCGAGAATTTCTATACGGGTGCGGCGGGCGGTACTTATACCGGGTTTGCGGCCGATCCGGTGGCCTCTGGAAATTACACCTATTACCAGTACGGGCGCCTGGTGAATTTAATCCTGCCGGCAGTTAGCGCTACCTCGGATGCTACCAACCTGACCTGGGTAACACTGCCGGCACGAATCCGACCAGCGGTAATCCAGTATGGGCATATCCCGTATGCGACCGATAATTCCGCGCACCTGGTAGGTGGTTGTACTGTACAGATAAACACCGATGGGCAGTTACACTTCGCGCCAGCCGATGCCGGCTATAGTGAGACCGGCTGGACCAACACTGGGACCAAGGGTATCGCGGCACAGCACTCACTCTGGTACAGGCTGGACGATGGTTAGGTTAACCGAGAACTTTGAGCTGGATGAGTTCCTGGTATCGCAGACCGCGACCCGGCACGGTATCGACATGACGCCGCCACAGACCGTTATCGATAATCTTCGGAATGTGTGTATTCACGTATTGCAGCCGTTACGTGTCGAAGTACAAAAACCCATCCGGATATCGTCCGGATATCGACCACCCATACTCAACGAGATGATAGGTGGCAGTAAAACATCGGCGCACCGGTTTGGTCGTGCGACTGATTTCACGGTGATCGGTATGTCACCATTCGAGACCGTGGAGACAATCATCGAGCTCGACCTGGTTTATGACCAGGTAATCCATGAATTTGGGCAATGGGTGCATATCGGGATTGCAGAGATTCCACGCCAGGAAATACTAACTGCCTTGCGCGAAAATGGCGAGACCCGTTATGTGCGTGGCTTACAGGAGACTGATTATGGTTCCGCCTGATTTCTATCGCTTGTTCTGGTTGGGATGGCTATTGGCATTCGCAGTAATTGAAAGCTATGCCATATGGAAAAATGTACCCGGTGGCACGTTCTCAGAATGGGTCTGGTGGATTCTAGGCAGTGGCGATGCTGACCGGGAGTGGTATCGCAATGTATTCCGTGTGGTCGTGGCGGGGTTCCTGGTGTGGCTGATCCCGCATTTTTTCACACGCTGGAAGTGGTGGTGATATGTTTGGTGACTTACTGAAAGGCGCTATAGGCCCCATCGTTGATGGGTTCCTGAAATTCATTCCTGACAAGAACGCCAGGGCCGTGGCGAAGGAACAGCTCGAGGGCCAGATGCTCACTGCCATGACCTCGCTGGTGCAGGGGCAGCTGGCGATAAACCAGAAAGAGGCTGAACATGGGTCTATTTTTGTTGCTGGCTGGCGCCCTGCTATTGGCTGGATTTGCGGTATTGCGCTGGGTTGGAATTATATAGTTCAGCCGATATTGTCGTGGGCTGTATTTGCAGCCGGTGTAGACCTGGCGGCTGCACCACAACTGGATACCGCGGAACTGACCACTATTTTGCTGGGCATGTTGGGCCTGGGCGGCTTACGGACCTATGAAAAACGTCTCGGTGTGGCGAGGACAGGCGTGCAGTCGTGACTGACAAGAAATATGAGCCGGTAAACCTGATCCCGTGGATCATCCTGTTCGGATTGTTGTTGATGTTAGCAATGGGTGATGGTGACGCCGGGATTTTATGAAAAGGGTTCAGAAAATGAGTATAGGCGCTATTGTTGGCACAGCCGCTGCGGTCGTGGCGGTATGGACCGCACTGGACCCCTGGCCGGTGATTGGTTGGGAAACCCCGAATCAACACAACGCAGATTATGGCACCACGGGCGAGGAACTGAAGAACTTTCGCGATGAGTGGAAATGCGATGAGTACGACGAGGAACTATTAGAAATGCGGGAAAAACTGATTCGCGCCCAGGCCACCGGCACTGACACTGCTGAACTTGAGCATATGATAGATAAAATCAAAGAGAAAATGGAAAAGCTGGACTGTTCGCGGTTCGAGGATTTTGGTTAGTTTTTCCCACCACACTGTAATGAGTTTATTAACGACTAAACTGAAAGGATGGCGAAGTGGACGCGGTCACGATTGACGTCAATTCCCTGTTTGGGGTGGGTTTCATTCTCTGGGCGGGTGTTATCGCATACTTCGGGAAACGAATCCTCAAAAAACTCGACGATACCGCCGACGCCCTCAACGATTACATCGTCCAAACAGAAACCCGACTTGCCGTCGTCGAAGACCGACTGAAAATCAATCACCCGTAGTATTGTCCTGCTCCTGTAGCGCCAGTGCACCAGCCTCGATGATGGCGCGGGGTAGTGATTCGTCCCTGCCATCTGCGTTCGTAAGGTGTGTCTCCACAATCCACACCGGGGAATCGTTGTCATAGGCTTGTCGCCATATAAGCAATTCACCATCCATCTTCTCCATCAACGCCCCTGCTACTCGCCAATCACGGACGAGTTCTTTGGCCGTGAATGATTCCTCAAGGTTTAGCGAGTACAACTCCCAATCCTTTTCATCTGGATATGGACCGGTAACGCCAACCCCAAGCGCCACAACCCTGTCTGCAAGTTCTTTATTGGTCATGTCAGTGCCTCCACACATGCCTCGATGATGGCGGCTGATAGGTTGTCGTTTACAATCCATTCAGTCGGCATGGCATTTATACTTGCTTGTACTTGCCAGCTCTCATCAACAAGTTTTTCTGGGTAGATAGAATCAACCTTCTCCATCACTGCCATAGCAACGCGGGGGTCTGAGGCGATTACGTGCGCCGTGACAAATCGATGATATTCGCCGGGGATAACGTAACCTCGGTTATCGCCTTCAATAATCCCCTGCTTCACCAGCAGGTCGCATATTTCAGTTTTGTTCATGTGTCCTGCTCCTGTAGCGCTTCCTGAGCCATTTGCTGTCCAGTAAATCTTGACCCATTAGGGTCACATATGCCGTTCAATCTCCATACTTCATCACGCGCAAATATTTTCATCCTATGCACAAGACCCCGTTTATCACCTTCCAGCACTTCGATGCGGGCTTGCTTATTGTCGCGTTCTGCTTCTGCTATCAACTTGTCACCAAGTCTATCGGCAGCAAGTGTCTGCAACTCACGCAGCGCTTGTGCTGCTTTTACTATCCACTCTTTGGTCTCGAACATTTGCATGTATGCAGCCCGTTCAGATAGTACTGAGCTTTGCTCAATCAGCTTGTCGATATTGTCAGTCATCGGCTATCTCGTTTCGGCAATTGCCGTACAGTAATTTCGTCGCTCGCCATGAAATTCTTCATATCCAGCCGGTAGTCGTACCAGCCCCGCAAACGGACTTCCTGCATAATCTCCCCAGGACTCATGTGGGTGGCGTCGAATTTCGGGTCTAGTTGCAGTAGTTCAGCGGTCATGATGTATCCTTATTTGCCCCACAGACACGCGCCCTGCGCCCCTGACGGGCTTTCCCGGCCTCAGTAGGGGTAAGGGCAGGGTTGGTATAATCGGGCGTTACAGGGCGAATCATTCCACTATCCTCGGCTGGAACAGGAACTGGTCAATCTGCTGCCGTCTTTCCCTGCGCCTGTGCTGATATTCCAGCTCACACGCCTTGCAGGGCTGCCGGTGCCTGTCCTTGCACTTGTCATAGCGATAGAAGCACTCGTATGGCTTGACCTTGTGGCACTTGCTGCAGGTTTTCACAGTGAGTCACTGTTCACCAGCCCACCGTCTTGCTGAGGGCCGGATTCCAGCCGCCCAGTTCCTCAAAGCGCTCCATTGCCCGCTTCTGAATCTTTAGCTGCTCCTGCAGCTTTTCCTCGAAGTTAGGTTTGCCAATAGCGTCCTGTCCGGGCGAGCCCTGAAAGCGCCACATTACAGCGAGGTCGTAGTGGCTCATTGCCTCGACTTGTTCCATTGTTGGATAGCTCATGCTTCTCTCTGCTCCGTTAAGAAATCACTTTGAAGGTGACAGGCCCTGCTTTGGCCGGTTTAATCTCCGATTTGAGTGTCGTAGGGCTGTGGCTCGGAATCCAGCAAACAACACCACGTAACTGCCACCATCAAAACAATCTCCTAAGCCCGTTATTGCCACGGCACGGGCCAACACCGTCATCATCCGCCGCGCTCTCTGGGAAACGCGGGTTAAGGCATCAAAAAGGAATATCGTCGTCAAAGTATTCACTCGGCGGTGCCGCTGGCGGGTCCATGTGCTTGGCTGGCGCCACGTCCGTTACCAGTCCGGGCTGGCCCAGGGAATCAGCGGCAGCCCCATAACCTTCCTTGCACAGCTTCTGCAGCCATTCCGGCAGCTTGGTGAGATTGCCAATCATGTTCGGGTCGTTCGGCGTATAGCCGATAAGCTCACCCTCTGTCTCGGGTGCGGTCATGCCCTGGGGCAGCCGCATAATGCCGGTGATATTGGCGTAGGTCCGATCGCCCTTGGTGTTGTGGGTCACAGA